ATTAGGAGTTGCTGCAGTAAATTCACCTGGAGGTGCTGGTGGAACTGGAACTAATGGGAATATAAATATTTCTGGTCAGAGAGGACAAGCATCAGTAGCAGCAGCTTCAAACTTTTGACTATTCTCAGTCATGGTTACATCTTGACGCCATTTAACATTAGCAGTATCAATAGCGAATTGCATGTTCTTATAAAATTCTTCTCTGGCATTTTCCATCTGAGAGTTGAATTTACTCATATCGTTTGATTCAGAAACATTAGATTGTTCCATAGCATTCTTTTGAGCAGTATTGAATTGTTCAACTGAAGACTCTAAATTAGAGTAGAACATATCTTTTTCATTTTGAGAATTAGCAACAAATAGTCTATTAGCGTTCTCAGCTTTAGAGTCTTCAAATATAGATTGAATACGAGCCTGACTATCAATAACAGCAGCTTGTTGTTCATTATCTAGATTGGCCAAATCCATCTTTAAGAATGCTTGTGAATTATTTACAGCAGCAGATAAACGCGCGTCCATATTCTGCATATCAAGTTTAGCTAAAACATTAGCACGATTGATTGTAGCTTCTTGTCTGTTATCAAGATTCTTAACAGTTAGAGTTTGGAAGAATTGGGCATCAGCTTGAGCAATAGGTAAACTTGCTTCCATCATTGCCTGTGCTAGAGCGGCTGTAGCAGCAGTTCCCGTCATACCTTTGAAAGCAGCAATCTTACTTACATTTCTAGCAGTACCAGCAGCCCATGATGGAATCTTTGGAGTGCCATCAGCAGTAAAGAATTCACCTTGTAGGATATCAAGCTGACCTTTCAGAGTAGCTTTAGCATCTGTATAATTTCCTTCACCTAATTGCTCTGCTAGCATTTTACCAGCAGCAGTTGAAGTATCAATTATATTAGATATATTCTGAATAGCAGCTTCTTTAAGAGCAGCACCAGTTCCGGTCTGTCCAGCAGCCACAGCATTAGTATCTGTAGTAACAGTATTAGGATCAATCTGTCCATTATTAGATACTGTACCCTGAGCAGCTTGCGTAGTGTTAGCAGCAACATCAGCTTGAGTTGTATCTGTAGTTACTTGAGCAGCTTGCGTATTACCTGTTGGTGCAGCAGCTTGTGTAGCTGTTCCCTGAGCAGTTTGTGCGTTAGGAGCAGTTGACTGTTGATACTGTGATGCACTTGAATCAATCAAACCACCATTCACTTGACTCTGTGATACAGTAGGGACACGATCAGATAATTCCATACTTTCATTTACATTAGGTGTATTAGGATTATCTTGTGCTAATAGCAATGACGGATCGACTACTGCTTGACCAGCTAGATCAGCAACATTGATTTGGTTAGCTCCCTGTGCAACGCCGGGAACTACTTGTACTTGACCATTACCGATTTGTGGAATTGGGGTTGTTGGCATTTTAATTTATTCCATACACTGTTACTGTTCCCGCGTCATAGTTACCACTAGAATCTAGAGAAAGACGTAATGCATTTGTTTTATTATTTTCTGTGGCTTCTGAAAAGTGTATTGCTGAAAATCCATCAGCACTATTTACAGTGTATCCAACAGCGTATTTTGTTGTGGCTAGTACACCAGAATACTAGATCATAAGGTTAAGAGGTTTAGTATCTGCGGCAGCCATAGATAATCCGAATGTATTAGCTGTTCCATAGGTGGCTCCATTATCATCGCTTAGCGCTATACGCATAAATCGTCCAGAACCAGCGTCATGTGATAGTCCAGTTGCTACTATTAATAAAGCTTTATGCGTAGTTCCAAGACCAGTCATTGCGTAGGTAGCACCAGAAGCAGTTCCACTCCATAATACAGAAACAGTAAGTGATGCTCCACCATTGGCTCCAACATAATCTATAATAGCAGCGGTAGTTGGGATGGTTGTATCATTATCATTGCTAGCGATTGTATCAGCAGCAGTAACCAATGTAGCAGCAGCAATTTCAGATGTAGTAACAGATGATGCAGTAGCTAATGTGCCTAATCCAAGAGTAGTTCTTTGATCACTAGCACTTGCATCATCTATTAGATTTCTACCAGCGGTAGTAAATGTGGCTAATGCAGCAGTACCAGAACCAGTAAAGTATGGAAGGCGATCAGCAGCAGATGTAAGACCAGCTATAGCAGCCAATTCAGCATCATAAGCTTGAACATCAGTTCCGGGAGTAAGTCCTAGGGTTGTTCTAGCAGCAGCTTGGTTAGCATCATCCAGAAGTGTTCTAGCAAATGAAGTAAGTGTATATCCAGCAGCAACATCTACACCAGTAAAATATATTCCAGTATCAGCAGCAGTTACAACACCGGCCATAGCAGTTAGTGTAGCATCCAATGAACTTGCTACCGCATCTAATGTACCAGCAGCAAATGTCATATTGCCGCCAATGGTTACGGCGGACCATGTATCAGCAGCAGATAAATAATAAATCTTATCTGTTGTAGCCAATCCAGCAAGAGAAGTCAAACCAGCATCAGAGGCTTGTTTAGCATCTAATTGTGTCTGAATAGCAGATGTAACCCCATCTGTATAATTTAATTCAGCAACTGAAGAAGTAATACCTAGTGTAGTTAATAGAGCAGCAGCGTTAGCATCGTCTAACAAAGTTCTAGCAAATGCAGATAAATCAGCTAGCGCCCATGTTCCAGCCCCTGTTGCATATGGCATTTTATCAGCAGCAGATATTAGAGCAGCTATAGCAGTTAAATCAGTATCTAATGGTTGGAAACCAGTTGCAGTACCTATAGTTAGCCATATAGCAGCGGCTACAGTGGCGTCAACACAAATATAAGCTTTGTCATTAGTTGTGTCTAACCAAATAGAACCAACTCCATACCCATCACCAGAGTCTTCGTTTACAGTTGGAGCAGCAGTTCCATTAATCTTATGAATTGCAGCAAAACCACCATTAACTACCGGCAACACACCAGAGATAGACGTAGTTAAAGCAATCTTAGGCCCTTCACCAGTTGTTCCATCATGCGCGTGTCCTGACGTTTCATGAAAAGCGTCTCTAAGCTGATTAAATTCAAGATTTAAAGGAGCAGCTTCAACAACTGCACCAGTTACGATATCAGCAGCAGATTGTCTTACATATCCTGTACCCATTAATTAATTTCCTTTAAGTTTATCTACGGCCTTCAACCGAGTATTCAATTACTATAGCATGAATAGAATGTGGAGCTTCTACACCAGAAGCTGAAAACGTTACTCTAATCGAAAAGAAACTACCTTGCATATTTGTTACTCCAATAGGAGTTAAAATACCACCATATACAGTTGCTGGATCATCATAGGTGTATGTAGCGTCATCGTATAGGGGTTGATCAGCTTCTAATTGAATTAGATAGTTTTGAGGATTGGTTACTTCTTCTCTACCCCAATCATAGCTAACGCCAACGTTTAAATCTACGTCACCTTCACCAGCAGCAAATACGGTAGTTTTTTCAATTACTTTTCTGACTTCAGTATCACCTAAATCTAAGTATGGAGTAGAGTAGATTGAAGTCATGGCAGCACCGTTTAGATCATTGCCTCTTTCTTGACGGTACACAATACCATCATAATCACCGTGTAATACTACTTCAACACCATTGACGTATCTAGAGGCACAACAGGAAGCTCTTATACCCAATAGTTCACCAAATTCCCAACCAGTTTGCTGATCGGCAGTTCTTAGAGCGCCAATGATTCCTTTAGATGAATCAACAGTATTACCATCATCACCAAAGAAAATACGAAATTGTGACTTACCACGAATAACTACTGAATTCATATTTAAACCAGCAGAGTTAACAAGTCTTTGTCTTACAAGAGTATGAATAGGTTTAGAAACAGTTTCAAGTTGAATATCACCAATCTTATCAGTACCAGCGATAGGTCTAAATCCATCAGGAGCTAGAAACAATAGCGTACCACCAATTTCAAATACTACGTCTGCATTTACTAAACCAATATTAGTAGTAACATCTTTAATGACAAAATCAGTTGAGTCTACATAAATACGCTTAATTGTATTAGAACCAAACACATACAAATTGCTACGGAATGGTTTGAATTGAATAATAGTATTACCAGCAATTACTTGACCACCACCACTAGCTGTGGTCCAATCATAGAAAGCACTTGGAGCAGAGTGAGCCATAATACCTCTATATTCATTTATAACATCACCAGCTATAAACAAATGATTTTCGAAGAATCCTATTAATGTGGGCGCATTTAGCGCGTTGGCACCACCAGCAGTAGCCATAGCAGCCCCTGCATCTGCGCTATCAATAAATGCCCATGTTGTCCCATCAAATATTGTGGCGTTATTAACTCCGTCTGCAAATGCAAGGAAGTTATTAGTTCCATCATTACCTTGATCCCATCTTATTTTATCAACTTCAGCACCACCAGATGAAAACAAATGGGTTAAACCTGTTACTACTACAATCCAACCAGTAGCAGATTCATATTTGTACAAATTGTATTTTGTAGCATCTGCAACCTGTTGTCTAGCAGCATAAATTTCTGTAGCACCAGATACTGTGTTTTCAAACATCATAAGCCCAAGAATCTTTCCTTGAGCTACACCACCAACACCAACTTCTTGATACGTATCATCGTATGGAGCATAACCATTAATACGACGATAGCCACCAGATAGACCAACTTCATAGTTGACTAAACGAGTGGCAGCACCGGGTTTGTTAGTTGAAAGATTAAGATAGTTTTGAGTACTATCAAGCCCACCTTCACAAATAACTCTATTGGATTGTTTCTTATCTGGCATATTATAACAATAATCCTATAACTAATCCGGCAGAAAGACATAGTACGCCTATTGCCATTACATAAAATAATAATACAGTGACTAAACTATTAAAGTCCATTAATTAATACCTAAAATAATCGTTTGAAATGACACCACCACTAGATGTTCTACGGACAATCATAGTGCTTCTCATTCTGTCGTCATTGTTAATTAAAATAGTTCTCATGCGATTAATAAGCTGTCTGTATTTTGTACCAGCACGATCAGCCTGTTCGGTATTATCGCGGAACATGTATAGATGATATAAAGCACCTTGTACAATAGTATCATCATAAATAGTTGGAATAGTAGATTCTGAATCATATGCAGAGAGTTCTACTGGCTTTAGATAATATTCAAATGTTACTGTATATGCTTCATCTGGTGAAGGACTTACACCAAAGCCAAATGTGTAATCGGGCCATACATATGTAGGAGCATTTAATCCGTCAGTAGTTGAATTGTCATCATCGTTCTTAAAGTATCTATTTCTAACGTCTCTAGATACATGCATTAACGGTAAACCATTTGTCCCTAAAGCATCGTCTTTAACTAAATGGAAAGAATCCCAATTTACTGATTTAACAGTAGACGCAAATGAATATTGTTCTGTTCCCGCAGTTAATACTTGTGTGTATACTGAAGCATTAAACGGCCATTCAAATTCTTGAGAATTGATTTCATTTATAGAAGCATTAATGGCGTCCTTAGCCAAAGCTTGAACACCACGAACAGATGCAAAGTCTGCTTGAGCAATCTCTACTTCATTAATTCTACGAAGTAGTTTATTAGTTAGAGCTAGAAAAGTAGTGTTAGCCATATTTATCCTTAACAAAAAAGGGGATGAAGGCGTTGAACCATCACCCCCAAAGTAGGTTAGTCTAGTTTATTGTTGTTATTACTTAGCTGCCTAGAGCAGTAAGACCGGGCTTACGTGTTCCATCAACATCGGCTACAATAGCCCACACGCGGAATAGACCGCCTGTGTTTGTAGTAGATAATGAAGCAATAAGAATGTCTAGAGTATCAGCAGATGGTACAACTACAGGAGCATACGCAACTGGTTGAGCAGCATAATCACCAGCAACAGCAGCAACAACGTCAAAACCATCAACAAAATTATCTACGTCACCACCAGTAACACCAAGGTCAAATGTTAAAACCGCTGAACCAGACTGAGCAGTAAGCACTTCAATACCAGCAGCAATAATAACTGAGTTAGCAGGAATATCAAGTACCTGAATAACATCGTTAGCAGCTAGCGCAGAGCCCTTTTCAGCTTCAGCATCGTCTAAATCGACGTTTGCGTTTTCAATAAAGTAGAATGGAAAACGTGTAGAATGTGTACTCTGAGGAATACCAGCACCGGCATAGTCAGCAAGATCAATAGTAGCCATTAATTAAATTCCTTTCCTATTATCTGCTTACATTCCACTTAGCACGTACTAGACCTTCAGGACGAAGAATCTTACGACCAAACAAGTGCATACCACGAATGATATCGCCAAATGAGTCAGTAGAACGAATCTTTTCAGTCTTAGCAAGTTGCTGAGCAGTTGCAGCCGCAGCCATATGGCCCGCTACAATAATACCGTAGTTTGTGTTAGAACCAGAAGTTGTGATAGTGTCTGGACCGCTTCCAATAAATGGCAAGTTGTTTGATTCATATACAGTGAATCCACGAATCTTACCACGAAGAATCTGTCCATTACGAAGCTGATCACCAGCATCTTGTCCACCAGCATAGTCGTTATTAACTAGCTTTGAGTTTTCATCGTTAAGCAGTTCGATGAATACAGGATCGACAACAACCCAACGATTATCTTCATCAACGTTTTGTTCGTCTAGAAGACGCTTCATACGGTTTAGAAGACCAAGTGGAGTTACGTCATAAGTTCCTGAAACACCAACTGGAACAGAATAAGTACCTGTACCTGAAGATGAGAAGAATGACTTAACGATCTTGTTGTCTGAGAGCAATTCATCAGAATCGGCTTCTGTACGTGCAGCAGTACCTACAGCAGTAGTACGTGCAGTCCAAGTAGTACCTGATGGGGTTGCTAGTTCATAACCGCTTAGGTATCCTAAGATATCACGGTCAATAGCCTGTGCCATCTTGTAAGCAGCACGATTTGAGGCTAATTCTTCCCAATTAACATGTGACTGAGAAGTTTCAATGTCGTCAACCTTGAAAGCGAAATAATTCGCACGGTCAACGGTTAGAGTGAAGTCGCTGTCTTCTAGGTCTTGAGGCACAACACGCGCACCACGAGCGTATGAAGTAACAGTGATTTCAGGTTCCTTGATGATCTTTACAGAGTCACCAAATGCAGAGATTTCACCGAAGTAGTCTGTATTGGTAATTGCTTCCGCAACAGCCTTTCTACGGTAGGTCTTCTGGACCTTTTTGGAATAAATGGTAGGACTAAATACGCCATTCGGTAGATTTGTCCATCCAGTTGCAGCACTAAATGCCATTTGTCTAAACCTCCTTAATAGGTTTTATGTAATGAATACGACAACACCATGTTGTCACAAACAGAACAATTCTATAAGAGGCTTATTAGGTTTAGGTATCGTCGCGCAACGGGCTAACTGATAAGGTAGTCTTGATATACATGTTCGGTTACTTAGGGGATTCGGTTTCCTTAAAGTAGGGGCGAATTGTAGTTATAGATGTTGATATGAGTAACATAAGCACTATTAAAACAGTGTTTGAGGCTTTATACGAACATATCAACGTATATAATTACAGTAGTAAGGAAAGTGGGAGCAAACACTCTCCCTACTACATATCTGTATTTATACAGAAATTAGAATACTATGTCAACAACTATTATCTAGCTGCTCCTGTAACGTCCATAAGAATACGACCATTACGTCTAGCAAGTTCAATTTTGTCTTCGTTAGCTTCAAAATCACGGCCACTCATTTTATCAATCTGTGATTCTGAGAAATCAAAATCACCAGAAGCAGGATTAGGTGGAGTACGTGTAGAACTAACTCTTACGTCTCTGGCTGAATCACGAGGATCGGCTTTCTTAGTAGCTTTCTTCTGTACACCATTTTCTAGTTTATATAAATCAACTACTTCAATAGCAGCCTGTGCGTCAGTATCATTTTCGTATAGAGCATCTTGAATACGCTTTGATTTAGTAGCAATCCAGTTAACAAAGTTTTCATCCTTTTCTAGTTCGAAGAAATCAGGATGGGCTGCTAGAATGGCATTTAGAGCACGTTCTTTAGCAACTTCATGCTTTTCATCTTCTAGACTCTTAAACTTTTCATTAACTGTTTCAGATACTTGAGTTAGATCAAGAGCAACAATACTCTTAATTAGCCCATATACATCAGGATACTTTTGTGCCCATTCAGTTACTTCAGCCTCAGTCTTAGGTAGAACATTTGCCTTAGAATTAAGCTTTTCTTCTAGGTCTTTAAGCTTCTTATTAAGATCGTTTACTTGTTTAGCAGAATAGCTTCTTAGATCACTATAGCGTTTTTCCCATGTTTTATCTGAATTTGAAGGTACAACAACTTCATTATTTTCTAATGGCTTCTGTACTTCTTCATCGTCGTCGTTTTCTCTTTTATAGAGAGGCATAATTATTATTTCCTTCTTGGGGCCTTAAGTGGCTTCATACAATGAATTCATATGAAGGGTTACGGGTAGCCATCCGTATTATAGCATACCTTTATTCATAGGTTTTGCTGTAGTTGTAGGAGTGCTTACTTTAGTGGCAGCAGTTCCTGTAGATTTAGCACCACCAGACACTATAGATTTAGTGATAGGTGATGGGGCTTGTGATGAGGTAGTCTTAGGCACAGTAGTAACTGTTTTAGACATAAATCCTGTAGCAGCACCCGTTGATTTAGAACCACTAGCCGCTGCACCACCTACTGATGTGCCTGAACTTTGATCAGCAGTTGTCTTTTTAGTAGCGCTTACAACATCTGAATTATAACTTGATCCTGCGTTATTATTATTTTTGTCAGCAGTATTAGGAGCAAATCCCGGATAGAAACCACCGCTAACAACCTCACCATCTTTAGGGACATTCCAAGTATCACTTTCTTTCAACAGAGAATTTGTCTGTTGCGCTCTACTAATTCCATCATTTTTTGGAATACCTCCTAATGCAGAATCTGCCCCTAATGTTTTCTGGCTCTCAGTAAGAGGTACTGTAGGTGTTATGAAACCTTTAGAAATAGGACCACCAGATGCTTGATCAGCAGTTACAGCAGGCTTACCTAATCCTTCAGATAGTTTCTTCTGTGGATAGAATACATGATTACCAATTGGCATAGTGCCATACTTAGGATTTGTAACTTCGTCAGCCCATGATGGCTTAATGTCTGTTGTGTGGAAATAGGTTGAACCACCAGTATTATCTGGTAATTGTCCATTGAATACTAATTCAGCAATCTTAAGAGCATTTTTATATTCTTCTGAAGTAGGATCGGATTCATACTTAGCACCAGCAAACTGATATATACCGGGAACTTTCTGTTCTAATACTACGTCCATAGGGTCCATAGGGAATTCACCACTTAAGGCTCTATTCTTAATTACATTAGCAACAGCAGCCATACCATCGAAACCTTCGCCTCTAGCTTCTCCTAGAATAGTGTTAACAACCGCTTGTTGTCTTTTTGTATCATCTAATGAAAATGGAGCAGGAATAGCATTATCTACAAATTCAGCACCGCCACCTTTATCGGCAGCTTTAGCACCAGTATTTAATGCAAATGTTTTAGCCGTTTGTGAACCAGTTACAGGCGGTGCTTCTGGCTTAGGAATTAGACTAGAAATAAGTTGCATAAAACCTTTACCAACTTGTTCGTTTAATGTAGAACCAGATTCAGCTACAGATTGTAGACCGGCAGTAGCACCACGAGCTACATCAGCCATACGCGGACCTATTTCAGGTTGTATTTGTCCTATGATAGCATCGCGCATAGCATTGCCGGGAGCATTGATCAGGTCTGCACCAAATCCATTCGCCTTGTCAGCAAAGGCCATAGATGGAATCTTATTAGCGGCGTCTAATAGTTCAGGTGGAACAGCTAGACTATCAGGAGTTAAATCTGCCATAACATTACCCAAACCACTAACGGCACTACTAGCAGCATCTAAACCACCAGCTAACATATTCATAGCTTGTCTAGCTGTAGCATTTATATTTAGCGGAACACCAATAGCTTTCTCTACATCTTTAAGAGCCTGTAGAGTCTTATTATTATCTAGTTTAGAACCAGTAAGAGCACTTATACGATTTGTTAATGGGGTAGCTTTATCCGCAGGTCTAGGAGCTAATGGATCATTTGCAGCAACATCAGCTACCATCTTTGTGTATAAAGGGCTACCGTTAGCTTGATCAGCAGCTTTTAATTGCTCACCAGCTTTTACACCTTGAGCAATTACTTCTGGTAATGATCCGGGATAACCCCATGTACGAACTATAGTATCTTTAGGGTCTTTTCCAAGATGAACTACATTCCCTTCCATACCAACTTGAGTAAAGCCAGCAACAACAGCATTTTTAGCTAATTGTTGAAAGAATTTAGGATCAGTATCTGGTGTTATTTGAGTACCATTACGATAGAATTTTGAATCCAACGCCATGCTAGTACCATTAACAGTAATATCATGATTGACTGTTTCGTTACCAACACGATTCACTCCCGGCTTAGCAGCAGTATTTAATACTTTCTTACCAGAATCATCAGTAATATATTTTGGTTCTTGTCCACCAGAATTAATAACAGCATTAACAGTAGGATCAGTAGCGTTAATAGCAGCAGCTAGATCAGTTAGAACAGTATGATTAACTGGATATTCTCTAATACCAATATTCTTAGGATCATAAGACACATTACGAGCTACTTCACCTGTAGGAGCGTTAGTGATAGGATCAGCAGCCGCTCTAGGAGTACCCATTAATTCATCTAATTGTTTTGCTCCGGGACTTTCAGGATCAGCAATAGGAGTAGTATAATCAATAGGAGGCACATTATTCATGTTACCTTCGTCTACACCATTAGGACCAGAACTCTTAACAGGTTCTTTATTTAATTCATCAGCAGCAAGTGTATCTATGCCAGTAGTTTGTGCAATCCACTGCGCTAATGAACGTTTACCACCATCAACAGCTTCTTTAATACCGGGTAAACCTAATATACCACCACCAAATACTTTTTGAAGGTCTTTAAGTATATCACCTGAACCTCTAGAAGCACCGGGTCTGTTTTGAAATTCATCCCAATTGAACGGCTCAGCGGCATTATATGAACTATTGTTATTACCATTAGACGCATTAGTGTCTGTATTATCTGTTGGCGTAGTAGGTGTAGGAGTTACATTAGACGCACCTTGATCAATGATTTCATAACCATCAAGATTAGTCACAACTTGTCCTGTGTCGGCATCAATGAATACCACACTTAAAATACTAGTATTAGGATCACGTCTTACTTGACGATAGGCACGCTTTTTAACAGCCATTATTTACTATCAGCCCTTACTTGTTCTTGTAGCTTTTTTAGTAGATTTAATTCTTGTATCTTACCCTGAAGTCTAGCAACTGAAATCATATCAAGTGCGGATTCAATTTCTTTATGGCATTGAACAATACGCATGTTAGCATATTCTACAAGAAGTTCATAATTATCTAAATGATTGACTAGGGGCAATAAGTCCCTAGCCTTAGCTTTTTCAATGCTCATTAAGGACCAGTGAATCCTTGTAGGTTAACTACCACATCACCAGTTACTTTCGTAAGTGTTACTACTTCAAGTAATGTTGCAGCAGTTCCTGATAGTGGAGGATCGAATACAATTGTTGTAGTCGGAATAGCTGTAGTATGTAAATTAGTACGCCATAGTACTGTTCCTCCTGCACCGTCTCTAATAGCAAACTCTGTAGTAGCACCTAATGTGGCATGGGCTATCTGCAATGTTTCTATATAATTCTTAATGCCAGCAGCAGCAGCGGCTTTTACGGTTACAGCAGTTGTTGTATTATCAATACCACCAGTAGCAGCAGCATAACTCCACTTATCTGCGATAGACCCATCTACAGTCTTTAAATTACCATTTTCATCAACTTGCAAGTCCGTCCACTGAGTATCAGCTACAGTTGGGGGAGTCGCGTTATATTTAGCGCGAATGTTACTCATTTATTACACGCCATATAGTTCGATTAAGAACTTACCAGCAGTAAATGTACCACCAGAAGCAGCACCGTTAACAATGTATAGATAATCATTTGCAGGAGGAACAGTTGTCATGCCTTTAGTAGCACCACTAGTCCATGCACCACCTGAAGTAACAAGAACGGTTTCAGTTAATGTAGTAACATCAACGTCTTGAGCGCCAGTAGAAACAGTTGCCGAATAGAAATCAATATCAGTAGCACCACCAGCAGGAACTTCAAGACATGTTACTTTACCACCAATGATTGTTCCATTTAATGCAGCAGTAATTCTACCAAAGTGTGCAGCAGCCGCACCACCAGTATTACCAATAATATCAAGATCAGTACCAGAACCAACTAAACCAGTTAGATCAACTACAATACGAGTGACAATAAGACCACCATTTAGAAATACACCAGATACATTACGTTCAGCAGCCGATACACCAGCACCGGGAGTTAGTTGTATAGTGCTGTCATCTAGTTTATTAATTTCTGCTACAGTAGCAGTAATACCTGCATCTGATAATACAGTTGCGTAATCATCTTTGTGATAGAAGCTATCTGTAATATCCACAATTAGTCCAGTAGCAACAGAATCATCTGCACTATCGCCATAATGTAATCTATCCTGTAGTTGTGCTAGAGTTTTTTCAGTCATTTATTTTCCTTTTTGCTATAGCGATAGTCCAACCGCTAAATTATTTTATACCACGTTTAGTGATATTTGGTAAACCTTTATTAATTGTAGGATCACCTTTTTTCTTTATTGTTCTACGAATACGACCACCAGTATTTTTACCAACACGTTCTTTTTCAGATGGAACTCTAATTGGTAATTGACTAAGTTTTACTTTAGAATTAGCAGTCACTATCTCCATCCTTATCTTTTTTCATTTTGCCTTTTCCCTTAGTCATAAAAGCAGGCAATTTAGTTTTTGCTTTTCCTTTAGCCACAGGTTTCTTAGAAGTTTTTTTCATTATACTGATGCACTCTCCGCTCTAGTAGATGTTCCATTAGCCCCACCAGCACCATTGCCAGTAAATCCGTTAGCTCCCGGTTCTGGCGCTGCTCCGGGCTGTATCATTCCACCACCGTTACCAGTAGGATCATTTACACCCATGCTAGGAGCCTGATTAGGTTGTCCCTGTCCTTGTGGAACAATACCTTGAATGTCGTTCATTTCTTTCATTAGCTGAGCAGCCTTAGCAGCTTCTCTAGGATCATTAACAACCTTGTCTTCTTCTAGATCAAGTGAAGTAGCAAGTTCACGCAATAGATAATCACGCTTAACAAAAGGTGCATCCATTGGGTTAGCAGTAAGCTGTAGGAACTGTAGAATCTTCTGACTACGAATTTCATTACGCATCAATGATTCAGTACCACGAGCAATAATATCTAAGTCACCTGTAGTTTCAGGATCGAAATTGAATTGCATATTCCATGAGAATAAAGCTTTGCCTAATGGTGAAAGAATATAATCATCAATATTACGAACTGTGGCTTTAACACTTAGAGCAGCAGCGCCCATAAGCATACTCATACCAGAAGCAGTACGTCCCATTCCTTGAACACCAGTACCACCATGCGCATATGAAGGCATAGAAGTAGATTCGTCTGTAAGTTGTCTAGCTTTATCGTACATCTGTAACAGTTCATTAGTTACAGTTGGGAATTTGATTCCAAATACTGATTGACCGGGTTGACCACCTTGTCTTCTAAATACTTTACCGGGATAAACGTCCATGTTCTGTCCGGCAACCATATTAGTTTCATCAACTTCAAAAACTAAGTTACCAGATAAAGCAAGATTGTCTACAGCCATACGCATCACACCATTCATAAGTAGTTGTGTGTCTGCCATATTTTCAGCAACACCAATACCAAAAAATGAATATGGATTTAATTCATATGGAGCAGAGTGATACGGAATACGTTGTGGAGTAAATGGATTTAGAACAAGTCTTAGAGTTTCACCGTTACATACCCAAGCATTAATACTGAATTCTTCTCTGTCTGCAAATTCTTCAGGAATAGTTAGATCAGTTTCTTTAATAGTATCTGCATCTACAATACCCCAAAATTCTAGTACTTCATAACTTTCATTAGAAACAACATCGCTATTATCATCTAAGATAGCTTCCCACATTTCTGGAATATAACTAGCACCACGATCAATAGCCAGATCAATACTAGAG